CTAAGCGCTGCGATGCAGCGCTCTGTACGCGCTGCGATGCAGCGCTCTGTACGCGCTGCGATGCAGCGCTCTGTACGCGCTGCGATGCAGCGCTCTGTACGCGCTGCGATGCAGCGCTCAACAAAACAAGGGATATACAGTTTCCGAATTAGAAACATCCTTAGGATTTACTTTGTAAGTGCGAAAGATTTCCTTAAAAACCTGGTCTTGAGGTTTTGCAACATCTTTGACATGCTTAGAAATGTGTTGATACAAGTCAAAGTCAGGAAAACGCTCTACATTATCTTCATCAAACAAGACATTCTTTCCATTCTCATCGATCAGCCAAGACCAGAGTAAGTTCCACAGCGGTGACTCAGTTTCACGAACAATCCAAGATCCTTCTTTACTCAGCACAATACCATCTACCACCTCTGTTGGCGTTTCTGGAAATAAGGCCTCAATAATGCTTACAGAATAACGGCACAAGTCAAAGGAAGGATTTGGATAGACAGTTTCTTCCTTAGAGGAGGAAAGTGGTCCAAAGTTATACTGGCCTTCTGCATCCCCTCCTTTTTCATAGTCATCACTTATGAACCAAGATTCATTTACACGAAAGATTGAACGTCCAAAATCAATTATTGAAAAGATTTTTCCATACGTCGGCACACGAAATATAGTTCCACTACGAGTTTTATAATATAAATACTCTTGGCTTGTTTTTCTCCAAACGATATTATTGGTATGTAAGTCATTATGAGTAAATCCTAAGACTCCTTGCGCCACACAGAGAGCAGCGATCACTTGAAAGGTCCAAGCAGTCCATACTTCTTCAAAAGTTTCCTCTTTTTCTAGCAAATCGTCTAACACACCTTCCATATGTTCTTGAAATATTAACATCACAGGATAATCTTTTAGTTCAATATAAACGGAAACATCATCTTCATCGTCATCACTATATTCTTGAGAATTATCTTGCTCGTCCGCTATTTCATCGGCACTAGGAATGGAATCTACGCTTTCTAACTCAATGAGCGATGAAGGAACTGCTTCATTCTGTATGCTGATATGTGTTCTCTGGGTTCCATTACTTCTATTACTTCTAGGAGTTGAGTAATTGAATTCAGTAGAATGTAAAGAACTTGTGGGTGTGTGTAAGAGGTGGTTGTCTTCGTCTATTTCCTCATCTTCATCATTATCGTAGGTGATGTGTATGCTAAAAATACCTTCCTTTCGTTTTTCCCAGAATCCCCTATATTTTCTGTATGAATCAAACTCATTTGTGATATTGTAGCGATAGGCTTTTGCGATTCCTTGAAAGGCGCCATAAAAGAGGCAAAAATGGGGAGATATGTTTCTCTCACGAAGTTGTCCTAGGAGGTAATTTGCAAGTCCGTCAATATAGGCTTGGTTCATAGGATTTTTCAACTTGTTCTGTTTTCTCTTTTCTCCTTTTACATGATTTGTGTAATATGATTGTATGGTGCGGATGGGGTCAAGAAGATGTGTGACTTTGCAGAAAGCATCTTTCTTCTTCTTATTCACACCTTCTACGATACAGGGCCCACTTCCTTCAAATTCTACCAGTTTACCAAACAATTCATCGGACTGTATTTGTCCTTCGGATTCTGGCATAGTTCCGAAGAAATTCCCTAAGATTGGTGTAAGAGAGGATATTTGTGAATATCCTTTTATCTTGGGAGCGGCTGAATACTTTCGCCATACGGGCATCGAAACCGGTATGCCTTGGGTTAAACAGGGGTCCATCTATCCCGCCTACTCTTTTTTCAGTTTGATACCATGGCCGCAGTTGGTGGGCCAAGAGGCCAAGAGGCCAAAGGGCCCAAAAAGCGTAGTAAATCTCATATAATTTTCCTAGGAACCATTACAACAATGACAGACAATGCCGCAGCATTAAATGTGGGTATCCGGAAGTTTGACATGAAAATGATTCCGCAAGATGCGGTTTGTGTTTTTATTGGCAGAAGAAGAACAGGAAAATCAACTCTTGTGCGCGACTTGCTCTTTCACCATCAAGAAATGCCTCTGGGAACGGTGATTAGTGGAACAGAAGAGTCAAATCAGTTTTACAAGAAACTCATTCCCCCGCTCTTCATTCACGGCGACTATAGTCCCGTAATTATTGCGAACTTCTGTAAACGCCAGAAACTTATTATGGCAAAGATTCAAAAGGAAATTGAGGCTTACGGCCAAGGCAAGACAGATCCTCGCAGTTTCTTGATTATGGACGATTGTTTGTATGATGACTCTTGGCTTCATGACCGTAATATTCGCTACTTATTCTTGAACGGTCGTTGGCTCAAGGTGTTCTTTTTGATTACTATGCAGTATCCTCTTGGAATTCCACCGATGTTGCGCACGAATGTGGATTACTGCTTCATTTTACGCGAGCCCTATGTAACAAATCGTAAGCGTATCTTTGAGAATTTTGGAAGTGCTTTCCCGAGTTTTGAGTTTTTCTGTCAGGTCATGGACCAGTGCACGCAGAACTATGAATGTATTGTCATGAATAACAATTCACAGTCAAATAAGCTGGAAGACACGGTATTTTGGTATAAGGCTGAGATGCATGGAGAGTTTCGTATTGGTGCCCCAGAATTCTGGCAACATGCGATGGCGAATTATAAGGAAAAAGACGGTGAAGAGGCGAATGAGTATGATGCTACCGCGGCAAAACGCTTGAAAGGGCCTCAGATTCATGTTCGTAAGTATAATGGCGGTAATTAAACAAAGCTTCCTAACATTTTGATGGCATCTGGTAGAAGATGGCAAAGTCATTAACAACAAAAGATTGGAAAGATATTGTATGTGCGTTGGGAATTGTCTTATTCCTTGGTTTCATACTAACCTTACTCAGCGGGCCGATGAGAAATGAAGGATTTCAGAATCCCGATATTATACGTTGCGATGTGTATTCTCCCTGCCCCGGTCATTTGAAGTGTATTAATGGATTCTGTGCGAGAACTGAGCCTGTAGGAGTAAAAGAAGCAGACCCTGTTGTTCTCTTACCCGATGGAGCACCCTTCCCTTATCCTGAAGAAAACTAAAATTACTATAACAGAAGGAGAATGAAGAAGTTTGCTCTCAAGACCATAACACTCTACGGAATTTTAATGATCTTCATCGCGGTAGGGTTGCTGCCTATAATCAAGGGAATGGCCCCGCAGTATTTCCCTGGATATGCGAACTTCCGTGATCTGGACTGCCAAGGAGTAACCTGTCCTGAGGGCCAGTTCTGCGGACAAAACAAGCAATGCTACAATATCGCCACAAGATACCCTGACAATGTTCCTATTGGCGATATGTAAATTGTATAAATATATACAAAAATAAAACATATATCAAAAGAATTCTTACTTTGATACATGTTTCTTATAAAGAAAACCAAAGGCTTACTCTTCCTTCTTTTCGATCTTCTCCACAACCTCCTCTAGCTTCTTCTCAATCTTGCGGGAAATCGCTAGATCGGCCGGCCCAGAAAACAGACCATCGTAGCTAGTGCCTGAACCTGCTCCTGCAGAAGGAATTTCCGGCTCTACCACCGTGCTAGTCGTTGTAAGCTTCGCCTCTCCCACCTCCACGTCTGCTGCAGCCTTTGTCTTTGCCATTCCAATACGCGACTTCTTCTGCTCATTATAAAATACTTCGCGGTTCTCCTCGTTCTCGCGATACTTCTTCATGAGAGTGTTGAGCTGCTCGTTAGCATACTCCGAATCAGCCACCTTATTCGGATCAGGCTCCCACGCCATCCACTTACCTACTGCGCCCATATATACATTGAAGTTGGGATCGGCCTTCTGCAGGCGCTTGGCGCGGACAGAAGCCTCCGCCTCCGAACTAAAGACACCGCGCACCTTGATTCCGCGAATTGTGGTGCGGAACTCGTTCTGCTTGAAGAACTCCTCCTCGAGAGTTGCGCCATTCTTAAAAAGGAATGTCTCATACTCCTCACGTAGAGAAGACTCTGAGATTTCGCGCAAATTCTTGCGAGTATACTGCTGAAACTCTTCTACGAAGGTATCTACACGGACCAAACTCTGACGAATTTCGGCAACGGCATCCGGCACAGAAGTCTTCTCTGATTCTAATTTACCGGCAAGATCCTCCAGCTTCTTATTCATCTGGACCAGCTGGTCGGCAAACCATGACTCAAATTTGGAGGTGCGCCACTGGATAGAATAATCCTTCAGGAACTGCAAAAAGAAAAATACATCCTTGTTATTCAAAATCTTCTCAGGACTCAAAAAACTCAGTAGCACTACCTTCTGGCTGCTAATCTCAGGGTCTTCTGTCAAATAATCTTCCTCTTCATGGGGCTTACTCATTTCTGGAGTGTAATTCACACGTCTTTTAGACCAGCCAAAAAATTCTATGCGAGAACTATAGATAAGATGGACCTGAGTGATTTACTAACGCGCGTCATCAAGTATGTGGTTGAGGGTGTGGCGGTAGCTCTGGCCCTGGTATTCATTCCCCGGAAGAGCCTGCCTGCTGACGAGATCCTGACGGTGACGATCGCGGCGGCGGCGGTCTTTGCGGTTCTGGATATCTTCTCACCGACGATGGGCACTACTGCTCGCCAGGGCGGTGGCTTCGGTATCGGCGCGCGCTTAGTCGGCTTCCCCGCGTAAATTACATAGATTTTGTAAAAAAGGTTAGACTCTGATTCATTTTCAATCAGATTCCTTCTCTTTTCTTCTGCTCGTTCTCCAAGAAATGCCGACGACATAGAGGCTGATACATTTTGTCCCCACCTACACAAATCTGCCCTGTCTTCACTCCACAAACAAGTGCCGTAAATAGTGCCGAAGTCCCATCACCACACCTCTTACACAAAGCGTTCAAACGAACAATCTCATCGGCCAAGGGAATCAATTCCAAAATATCTCCAAACGGCTTACGGTCAGAATCTCCATCGAGGCCCACAACAACCACATCCTTCCCATGACTCTCTACTGCCTTCACCACAAAGTCATAGAGTCCAGTAAAGAACTGAGCTTCTTCAATGACAATCAACCGAGCATTCTTATATTCCTCCCCATCACAAACCCCCTCTAACACTTTTACGCCGAGAGCTTCTACAGACGTCTTGTCATGTGTTACAATATGGCACCCAGATGTATCGTAACGCGTGTCAATATTTGACGTAATACTCAAAGTTTTCCAACCTAGAATCTGAGCTCGGCGGATTCTTTGAATTGCTGCGGAAGACTTCCCAGAAAACATCGGTCCAAGAATCAAAGTCAAGTGCATTCTTATATTTGTTGAGAAGGACTTTTCCTCATTCACAACAAACGCTCAATTTTTAGACTTTATATATGAGTAAATTTCAGAAGCAATTTATTTACTATTGTATTAAACTTATGATTCTTATTAATGAATATCATATCAATTTGCATGTTAAAACCATTCACATAGTGATTATCCAGTATATCATACGGAACAAACCCAATTTGATCCATAAACGTGATATGCTCTAAAAAAGTAGGGACACTCTGATTATATTGGCCGAATAAGGGCATCTCCAATATTATAAAATCAGTCTTGTGTAATACAGACCTAGATCCCTTCAATATAGGAATTTCAGCTCCCTGACAATCAATCTTGATTAAAATATTCTTTGAATCTTGTAAAATATTCTTTTCCACTATAAAACTATCCAAGTCAATTGTTTTCCTCTTAATTACATGACAATTCTCAAAATGATGGGTTTTCTCACGAAACATGGAATCTCCTGAATTTTTCATTTGAAACCATTCTACTTCATCGACTTTCTCATTCAATAGAACATTATACACTGTTACATCACTACTATTCTTAAATTGACTTAATTCTTCGTAGTCAATTGCTTCAAATAAATAGTATTTACAATTGTTGTATAGAGTTTTCATTGAATTCGTCCAATTTCCATGATGTGCTCCTATATCTAATATCGTATCTGGAGTATAACCAAAGTGTTTTAATGTAAAAAGTTTCTCAAACATTCTATAACAAAATACACTTACAATCTTTATATAGACCTAATAAATTCCCAACTGAGATCCTTACAAATGAGCTGCCAAATTTTATCTTGATTGTATAACTTATCACGATTCTTCAAAAGTGGGAAACATTGTAAGTAGTCATCTAGTTCTAAGAGTTCGCAAAATTTATATAGGACGTAGGAATACGACAAGAAATTGCTGCGATTCTTGGGGCAGTGTTTCACGAAACTGCTCTGAATTTCCTTAAACATGAAACGCAGCTTTTCTTCAACTTCACGACTCATGACGGGTGCTGTCTTGCCATTAATACGATTTAAGATATAAGGAACATGTTCGTAAAAATTTGTATGCTTGAGTTTTTTCAGAATCTCACGAATCTTGGCAGGTTTTATAGACTCTGTATTTACAATTCTTTCCTTTTTCAATTCATCCATAATGGCTTCAAATACTTCTTCAGGAATCTCAGTGCTTTCCTTGGCTTGGAATTGGGCGAGCCATTCATTAAAGTGATTTATACGCTTGTATGCATAATATGTAACTTCACGTGGCGGGTCCTTGTAACTGGGTTTGTCACTATCAATTAAGACAAACTCTTGGTGGCCGCAACCATCACAAAAGAACTGGGCTTCGTTAATACTGAATGTCATCTCTTTATCACAACGCTCACAAACACCATAGGGGTCTTCATGAGAGCTGCTTATAATTTTCGCATGCTCTGGGTCAATCTTTTGCAAGTATTTTTCTAATAAAACTTCACGACCTTCTTCTTGGACCAGGGCCTTTTTAGGTTTAGACGGCAGGGGTGCTGTAGAACCTTCTTGTAAGGCTGCTAAAACACTTCCAGGCTTTACCTTCATCGTCTTACCCATTCCTGAAGAACCTCCATTCTGAATTTTTTCTTGTAAGTCATAATACTTGTATAATATTTCACCCGTCTCAAAGAAATAAGAATACATTGGAGAATTCTTATTCCATTCTTCTTTTTTTCTTTTTAATTGTTCTAGGTCATCTTCTAATTGATTTTTTATAACAACATCGGTGCATTCTTCAATCTTTAAAGTCAGGGCCTTAATACTTTCCTGTAAGACAGAAGAGTTTTGCTTCTCTTTTTGTAATTGAGAAATTTGAATCTGATGCAAGTTATCCAGAGTCGTTCTGGTTTTCACAACGCCTTTTTCCGCCATCTAGTCCTTTCTAAATAAGAAGTTTAAGTCCTATGAAAAAGGTGTTGCCCCCGGCGTGGATAAAGAAGTTCGTATAAAATTTGGAATTGACAGGATTTTGGAAATTTTTTTTCTGGGAGAGGAATATAAAATGACAGGTGGTGGTCTTATGCAGCTCGTAGCTTATGGCGCTCAGGACGTGTATCTGACGGGCAACCCTCAGATCACGTTCTTCAAGGCGGTATACCGTCGCCACACGAACTTCGCGATGGAGTCCATCGAGAACCCGTTCAACGGCAACCCTCGTTTCGGCAACCAGGTGACCTGCACGATCCAGCGCAACGGTGACTTGATCTACCGCATGTATCTCCAGGCCACGCTGCCGTCCGTGAAGCTGCAGGCGGCCGAC